TATCGAAGACGATCAGTATGGTGTTTATACGCCGGTGATCGAGCAGCTTGGATGGGATGCGAAGACGCACCCGGATCAGCTTATTTTCGGTATGATGAAGGCGGGTACTAATAACGCTGCAGCGACTATTGGTAAATTAACGATTCCAATTCCGATCTGCTATGATGGCCAGAATCTTTATTCTGCTTATCATCCAGTTGGACCAGCTGGGCAGTCATCGGCGAATGCTCCCAATTTGCCGAAGTGGGTTTTGAGCACTGTTTATGCGACTGGTGCTATTATTGTTGACTCTAATGGCAATACACAGAGAGCTAGCACTGGTGGTACATCGGGCACTACGGCCCCGGCTTGGTCTACTACGCTTCTCGGTACGACTTCAGATAACACCGTCACCTGGACGTTGCAGGCTTTTGGTGCTACCCAAAGCAATCTAACTAGTTCAGGCAGTGGTCCATATTGGTATCTGGTGGATGCATCGCGTCCGATTCGTCCGTTTATCTTTCAGAAACGGCGTGAGTACGCGGTCACCCGTATGAATACACCAACTGATGAGATGGTGTTTTCTCAGCGGCTGTTTCGTTATGGTGTTGATGTCCGTTGCAATGCTGGTGTTGGCCTCTGGCAGCTTACCTATGCTAGCAACACCGATCTGTCGAATCCGGGGAATTACGCCTCTGCCATTTCCGCACTGCGCAGTATTAAGAGTGATTCTGGTGTGCCGTTTGGTGCTTGGAATGGGCCGGTGACAACTAAGTTTCTGATTGTGCCGCCAAGTCTTGAAGAGGTAGCCAGGCAGTTACTGCATGCGTCCTTTGGTGCTGGTACAATTAGTGGTAGCGTAAGTACTATCCCGATCTCGAACATTTATCAAGGGGATTCGACGCTCGTGATATCAGAGTGGCTTGCGTAGGGCTAGGGTACTTGTAATGGAATGGGTGAGATGCTATAATCTTGGATTATGGCAATTAAGGATCTTACTGGAAAACAGTTCGGAAAGCTCATAGTTTTAAGGGATAGTGGGCAACGTTATAATGGCTCGGTGCTCTGGCGATGTCAGTGTGATTGTGGAACGATCACTGATGTTATCAGTGTTAATTTACAGTCTGGACATACGCGGTCTTGTGGTTGTTTGCATGGAAACAGCTATGAGGATTTTGTTCCAGGTCAGCGTTTTGGCAGACTTGTTCTTGAAACCTATATCAATGGAGAATGGGGATGTCTCTGTGATTGTGGGCAACGAACTCTCGTACGTCCGCACTCCTTGGCAACTGGCAGGACCAAATCATGCGGTTGCTACTATTCTCGGCCAATAGAAGAACGCTTCTGGGAAAAAGTAGAATTTTCGTCTAACGGTTGTTGGCTGTATCTTGGTGCTAAAAAGGGGTTCGACTACGCTAGGTTGAGGGATGGCGAAAATTTTGTCTCTGCTCATCGTTGGGCTTATGAGCGTTATGTTGGCCCAATTCCTGAGGGTATGGAGCTTGGCCATACCTGTCACGATGCAGACTTAGATTGTCGAGATATTCGTAAATGCTTTCATCGTCGCTGTGTTAATTTCATCGAGCATTTAAAGCCGATGACGCCAAGTGCGAATGTGCGAGCGGCAACTGGACGAAGTCTGGCCGCCATTAATGCAAGCAAAACCGAGTGTAAGTTTGGCCATGCACTTGAACCAAATCCCTACGTGCCAGGAACCCGTTGGTGTAGGCTTTGTCATAACGAAGTATCTCGGCGACACAATCAGCGGAAACGAGACGAGGCACAAAAATAATCCTTGCCTTTGACCTTCGACTGAGCTAAGATCGTGGCAACCGTGGCGTGAGTACCTGGACGGGGAAAGCGCCTATACGGTCTTCTAGAGGGGGAGAATGAACACAGAAAAATTAGAAGCTGCCTTGATGGCGGTTGGAGGGATAAGGTGATGAGACGAGCCTTCCCAGCGTTGCTGATAGCGACGGCATTGTTAGCCTTCTCGCCAAAAGTGCATGCAAGTTCCGTTACACCTCAAGATTTTCCGCTTACGTTAAATCAGTGCACTGTGAGTGTAGCAGCACCTACTTATGGTGCTACAGTCAGCAACCATATCTCGATTGTTTTATCTGAACCTTCAGCTTGTGGAGCTACCTTATATAATCAGGTGTATGCTTCTGGGCCGGGATATGCGAATCCCCTTCGATTTACAGGTAACGTTTACGAATTTGACACTACGGGTTTACCTAACGAATGGATCAAGCTCTCTGCTACGGTATGGTCAGACCCGAATTATGTGAATGGACCGATTGCTACATCGTCCGATTGGTGGATATTGGTAAATAATCAGTTGGCGGGAGTACCGTATCGAGCTAATGATGTGCTGAATACGATGGGTGCTGCGACGCATCATATTCAGGGTGGTGAAACAAAGCAAGCTATTATTAATGGATTGACTTATACCGGTATTCGCAATATTCGTGATGATGCGACACATAACAATACGTTAATTGATGATTTGTGCGCGATTCATGCGGCGACTGGGGTTATGGTAGACGAGTTGCCCATTGTTGATAGCGACCCAAATAATCTGATGGATACTCAGGTCGAGTGGGATCGGTTAGCTGCTTGTGGGGCGTTTCTGGCGGGTGAAGGACCAAATGAGCCGAACAATTTCTCGTTTCATTATCAGGGGAATTCGTGCGGTCCTTATGGTGGTCCGTGGTATGCGTGTGCAGCGTTTCAGCGTGACATTTATCAGTTGGTGCATACGGACCCGGCGTTAGCTGGGCATCAGGTTTGGGGTCAAACGGAAGTCGGCGCTCAAAGTGAGAATATGGGATTGCAATTCTTAACGATCCCATCATCGGGCACTTATCCGTTTCCGGCTGGGACGCAGTTCGCCGATACGGCAAATGTTCATAACTATACCAATGGTAATGGTGGGAATAACGTTTACGACAATCAGGATCAGATAGCTGAATCGGTGCCACGAGTTAGCCTTTTTCAGCCGGATCTATGTAACGAGTATTGGGGCGCAACTTGGGCGCATGTATTTCCAGCCGCTATTCCTTGTGAACCGGATGGCAATGGAGCTCAGAATTATTATCCGAAAGTAACGACTGAGGCGAATTACTTCCCGAATAGCTCGGTTAACGCAACACTTCAGGGCAAGATGATTAGCGAGCTATATTTGCAGGCGGTTAATTCGGGTTTTCAGAATACCTTCATATATCCGTTGTTTAACGATTCGACGACATCGTCAGCTGGTGGATTCTTTAATGTTAGTGGAGATGAAGGGGATAGTGGAAACGCAACTCCGTTGGGAACCTACACGCATAATCTAACGACTATCATAGCTGATAATAGCTCGGCTTTTACACCGGTTAGTGTTCCTTATACGATTACTGGGTTGCCATCAACGGGTTATTCCTTACTCATGCAGAAAAGTAGTGGATTGTATGAGTTGGCGATCTGGGGTGAGGCGTTCGTCAGCCAGACGAGCACACCGGTAACGGTAACCTTTCCGGCTGCAGTGCCGACAGTTAATGTTTACGATGTGACAGTGGGAACAGCGCCGGTTGTGCATAATAATGTAACGAGTGTGTCGTTCCCGATCATAGATCATGCGAGGATTGTGGAGTTCAGCGGTAGCACCTTGAGGGGTCTGCATATGCCGTCTAAGCCGTTAGTACATGGTGTGCTCCCAGCTCGGGTGCCTGCAACTACGGTGGCAATGCCTAAGTGGACGCCGGGGGATGCTAAGAAGGGGCGTTAGTTATGCCTTATGCAGTTATCTCCGATATGTCGGCTAGGTTTGCCAATCGGGATCTTGTCCAGTTAACCAACGAAGACCCAAGTATTTTGACAATTAATACCGCTTTTTTAACGACTTTTCTCAATGATGCGTCGGACGAGATGGACGCATACTTTGAAACGCGCTTCGCTTTACCGTTGCTTGATCCGCCAATGATCCTAACTCGGATATGCTGCGAGATTGCTATGTATCATCTCAATGCGTTACGTCCGATTCATGATCTTGCTGATGCGAAGGACAAGTACGAGAAAGCGATTAAGTTTTTGGTGGAAGTAAGTGAGGGTAAGCATTCGCTGGGGTTAACGGCGATTGCACAAGTACCGGTGGATTCAGCGACGCCACCTGCTGTTGTCTTTGAGCAGAATTTTGATAGTGCGTTTGGGGTACCGCAGCGGGTATTTAATCGAAGGACGTTGAAGGGTTTTTAATATGTTGTTGGTGCAATTTCAGCTTGAGATGTCGACTAGAGAAGAGGAACTCAACCTCTTTGGCGGTGAAGCTGGAGAATCTGCAATTGTTAGTGAAATTGATTTAAATTCTATTATGCCACCCGGCACCTACAGGGTTATAAATGGTGAGATATGCCGCATTATTTCGGCACGTTGAAGGGTTTTAATATGTCAACAGCACCAGATGCTATTTGTCGTTGCAGTCACGCAAGGCGTGATCATGAAAAAGGTTGTTTAGTTGCTGGCTGCCATTGTCGGCTTTTTGAGTTAGGTGAATGATAAGCATAAATGAACTAGTATCGTTACGATGTTCGTTTCAGTGTGAATATGATATGGTTTATGAAGTTTGGAAGCGTACAATGAATATACAGCATGGCGATCCTGTTATTTCTGGCGTTGAGAGTCCGGAGAAGCGGCCGAGCTGTGGTTACAAAGTTAAGAGTACGAAGCCTAATGCTATTCCGGGTACGATGGAGCCGTGCGGTTCAGAGGATCAGATCTTTAATGTTAAAGGTCAG